GCTGACGGCCGCCGCCGCTTGCTGGGCCGGGCCGGGCAGCTGGGAGATCGCCGCCGCGACAGCCTCGAAGGCAGCCTCTGGCGACAGCCGGGAAAGTTCCTGCACAGACAGCCCGAGATCCGCGAATGACTTGATGGCACCCTTGTTGCCGGTCTGGGCTTCGCCCAAGTTGATGCCGAGCTTCTGGACACCCTTGCCGAACGTCTCGACGCTCACGCCAGACTGTTCGGCTGCGAACTGGTACGCCTGAAGCGTCTGCGTGGAAACGCCTGTCCGCTTGCTGAGATCGTCCACCGATGCCACAGCAGAGGCAGAGCCAGCCACGAAGGAGTTGAACGCACCGGCGACGGTCTGCACGCTCGACAGGAACACACGCGAAAGTTCGATCGTCTTAAGCGTCGAAACGTCGGCCTGAGTTTTCTTGGCGGCATACCCGAGTTTCTGGAGTTCAACGACACCGGCATTGATGCCCGAGGACATGCCTTGAGCATTTGCCGACAGCGTAAATCCTAGACCGATGCTTGCCATGCCTAGCCTTCCAAGTCCTTCTTCATCTGCTCAAGCACCGAGTGAATCTGCGTCCAGTGCTTCGGTGCCTTGTCTTCGATCGGTATGAAATCGCCAGCGGTCGGAGTCTTACCCTTCGGGCAGTAAGGGGCCAGCATCGCACTGGCAAGCATCCCGGTCTGCGTCCATGAATCTTCGAGCGGGCTGAACCACCTGGAGTACGCGATCCATCGACTGAACTCCCGTGAATCCATTGCGTCGATTTGTTCCAACGTCATCCGAAGGTGGCCCGCCAGACGCATCTTGAAATGCAACGTCGGACGGGCGTTTATTCCCCCGCTAGTCTCTTGATCTCCTCCTCAGTCAGTGCGTTGTGCTTCATGGCCGCTTGCCACAGTTTGTGCATCTGGTCGCTGCTGCGAACCTTCAAGGCTTCGACACCTTCTTCGCCGGGGAAGATTAGGTTGCCCTTCTCATCACAGAGCGTCCGGGACAGCAACTCAGAGCGGAAGTCGGGGATGGCCTTGCCGCCCGCCTCGACTAGCTTCATCTCGTAGGAATCACGTTCGCCCACGCTCATCAGCCGCAAGCAGCATTCGCCGCCGAAGGCTTGCACCTTGATGATCTTGGCGTCGTCGGCTGCGTCGATTTGTTCTCTTGTCAGTGACATTGGTTACCTTATTGGATGATCTGGAACTCGACGGTGTAGCGCGTCACTCCGTTGAGTTCTGCCGCCGCACTCACGGAAGTACAGCATGCAGTGCACGTCAAGTTCATGCCGCCGCCGGTAATCGTCAGCGTGCCGAGAGTTCCATAGGGGGCGGTGCTTACGACGCCAATCGTCTGAACGCTGACAGAGCCAGCATCGTCAGTCCAGACAACGCTGCGGCCCTTGGGCAATCCGCCGCCCCACGTCCACGACAGGCCCGTAACTTCCGTGGCAGCCGCGCCGTCGAACGTGACCGTAATGCCTGTGCTGTAACTTGCCACGGGAAAACCTCCCGTGAACTAGCGGGCAACGCGGAAGGTAGCACTGCCACGGATGACATCGTTCACAGCAAGCGTCACCGAGCAACTTGCAACGGTGGCAGCCTTGGACAGCGACAGGCCGCCCGTGATCGCCAGCGTGCCAGTAGCACCGTCGTCTATGCCGCCAGTGCCAACAAAGTCAATCGAGACTTCCCGCCCCGTGTCGGTCGCAGACCCAGCCAGCGGACGGTTCTGCGTCAAGACAGCAGCGCCGGTTGTCAGGCCGAGGTGGCTGATGTCGATAGTGTCGCTGGCGCTAACGTCGTTCTTGTTGTACGTCAGATTGGTAACGGTGCCGGTGAAGCCCGGAAAAGTTACCGTCGTGCCGCTGCTGTCATGGGGCGTCGATGCCATTGCTTATGTCTCCTGCCACCAACAATCGAACGATAGTTTGACGCTATAGACCGGCGGCATTTCAGCACCCGCCAGCTGAACAAAGTCGTCCTGCTCGTTTTCGAGCGAGACTTGCTTGACCTCTGCATTGTCGAACGTGCCCCCGTACCCATCCAGACGCTGCCGCACTTTGTCGGCCAAGTCCCTGGCACCTTCGTAGGTGGCGGCGTACACGTCGAAATCAACGCTCACCTGCGGCACGCCCATCGGGCCGCTAAGAGTCTGCTGCCTGCGGATGCCGCTGCGCCGATAGGTGATGAACGGCAGGGCCGCCGACTGCGGCGCAAGCAACGGGAAGATCCGAGACGAAACGATCGATGAAACCACAGTTGTGGTGACTAGGGCGTTTCGCATGACGGCTTCGGGGGATTTCATTTTCCATCCGCCTTGTTGCGGCGCTCCTGGGCACGTAGGGCAAGCGTCAACGCCTTCCGCATTTCCACATCAAGGATGCTTTTCATCGCAGGCAGCGACTGCCGGAAAGCCTTCTCCAGCGGACGAAGTGCAGGCATGGGGGCGACCGATCCCGTGGCAATGAAGTCGATCGGGTACTTGCCCTGCCACGAACCTTTGCCACGTCGAGCGTTCCACGACGACAGCAACTCACGCGGGTTGTTCTCTGGGCGCTCTTTCCGGCGGTCCTTTTGCGTGATGATCCGCCCGTCGAGAATCACGCGGCGGCGTTTCACCACCTTGCTCTTGCCGGGGCTGCGCCGCCCCTTGGTGCCAAACTCCACCAGGTGGGAGTGGTACGCCCGGTTCGGCCCCTTCTGGACAGAACCGCCGAAGGCCGATTCAGCCATTCGCTGACTGCCGCCACCGACCGGCCTACGGAAGCCGATCACCACCACCGACACGGGCGTGTTGGTTTTGTTGTTGGTGTACTTCTTCGTGCGATCAGTGACGCTCGCCAGCAGGTTGCCGGTTACCTGGCCGATGCTTCGCACCTGTGCCAGCAGGGCATCCTTGCCGGGCTTCGACGCCTTCTTCAAGGCACGGGCCTGGTAGCGGTTGCTGATGTCCTTATCGAGCTTCTTCAATTCGGAAATCACGTCATCCAGCGGCGCAAGGGAAAACCAAGCCTTGGCTTCCTTGCCACGCCCGAGGGCCAACTTAATCAGCGGCTCGCCAGCAAAGATTGCCATTAGGGAATCTGCTCCTGGCAAATCGCTTCGTGTTCGCTGCGGTTGCCGTGCTCAAGCAGGCTAACGATGTCGAGCGTGCGGGATCGCCAAGAGAACCGCATGTTCTGGCTGAGGCCAGGCAGGTAACGCAGCCTTACCTTGTGGCTGATCGTGGTTTCCTGCTGCCCGGCCGCCAGGGCCTCGCGGGCGCTGACGCCTTCGACGCTGGCCCACACGGCAGACGAGTCTGCCCACGCCAGCACCGTTTCGCCCAAAGCGTTGGTGGTGCCGCTGGCGATCTGGACCGTGATACGCTCGCGGAGCTTGCCGGGTTCAATCATCGGTAGGAGCCCCACCGCTGCGAGTCTAGGAGCGATTCGACTGCAAATTCCAGTTGCTTGCTAATGCTGCCAACGAGCACCGTGCTGCGGTTGTCGTACCAGTACGCCACCAGCATCAGCATTGCGTGGCGGATCGGCGCAGGCACATCTGTCCCGCTGGCCCCGTAGCCGCCCCACCAGGTCACACTGATCGCGTTGTCGTCTTGCAGGTGCGGCGGCCACGTCTGCCCGTACAGCGTCTTTACGCTGCCCGGCGTGGCATTGCGGTCCACGCGGTAGCTGGTGCTGCCGTAGGTGGCCGTCGTGCCGTTCTCGTAGGTGAACGTCAGGGCCACCGCTGTGGCTGTGCCAGCCGCTGCCATCGGCGGTCGGGGCAGTTCGATGTCCATGGTGCCGTCAGGCGGGAACTTGTCGAAACGCATCACCCACTGCGTGTGAACCAGAGTCCGGTCGAGGTACTGCTCGCACCACTCGCGCGCTGAAGTTACCAAGGCTTGGACGTAGGAATCATCTGTGCTGGTGTCGATGCGACAGTGGGCCTTCGCTTCGGCAAGCGTCACAGGCTCGACCACGGGGGCAGTCGCTCTAGCAAGGCTGCGGTACATCATTTCCTGCGTCTCCGCTTAGGCGTGGCGTCGGCCGTTTCCACTTCGTGCTCGACGGCAGCCGTCTCAATCAATTCGCCCTGCGTGTCCTCAACGGCAACGTGCTGGGCCAATAGTTGAACGGCAAGCCCGCCCGGGATCTCTGCCGTCTGCCCTTTGCGGTAGCCACGCCAGGCACGGGTGAACTTCATCTTCATCACTGTGGCACACTCCATGCAGTTTCAGGTCGCTTGCTGGTGTTCGTGAAATCCGTAGTCCATTGGAAAACAGGCGTGCCAAGGTTCTGCCCCGGCCACGTCACCACGTATTCCCCGTGGCCCAGAACCACGCGCGGCGTGATGTAGACGCGGTTGCCACTCTCTCGCCAGTTGCGCCAGAAGTGAATATCGGGATCGACGCGGCCTTCGTTCCAAGAACCGTCAGGGCCTGGCGTTGAAAGGAACCAAGGTTTCTTCGCACGCTTCAGGGCCGCCGTAGAGATCACGGTAAGGCCGAAGTGTGCCGTATCGACTTCCTGCACAGGCTCGGCAAACCACGAAGCAGGCAGGCTTGTCTTGCCGTCTTCCGGTGGATTGTCCAGCGTGCCCTTCAGCGTCAGCATCGGGCGGCCGTCTTCCCGCTTCGTTTGCAGCCCAGTGATGGCATCGCATTGGAACGTCATCGCCATAGCGAACAGGTGTTCCACGTCTTCCTTGGTAAAGAACGTGTCGTAGTCGATCGTCAGCAGGTATTCGCACTTGTCGATGAACTGTTCCATGACGCGGGTGTTCACCTGGTCCCAGAACGCACCAGTGCCCATCGTGGGGCGAATCCCCAGCGGCATGAGTGCCTGTGCCCACGCGAAGTGATTGGCCGTAAACGAGAGCCTGGGCATCGAGAGCACGGCTTCCACCCTGATGTCGGCTTCAGTGCCACCTACCTTGACGAGCATGGGCAACCCTTAAAAAGAGAGCGGGCGGCCCCGTATGGAACCGCCCGCTCAAGATTGCACACTCGTCAAGCCGTCAGGCTCACGCACCCACAAGGCCGATCAT